ACCGTATCCGGCACTAAGTCAACAATACGCAAAGGCAAGGTTGCCGTTACATCAGCAGAACTCAACAGGATAGCCTGTTGCGAATCGCCGGTCGTGGTGTTAAGGGTGTTAGCCACCAATGCCACGTTGTTATTGACGTTAGTGTAGGTCAGGCCAGTAGACGTAGAAACAACCGTCGTGCCCGTAACTACAGCGACTTGGAACAACTGATCAGGGTCTTCACAGACATAGGCATAAATAAAGGTGTTTGACTTTATTGAAGTGCCGCTAGTCCACGATTGTGACCATGTGGGTTGGCCCGTTACAGAAGAAACAAACTGACAGCCCAAAAACACACCGGCAAAGCCAGTAGCGGGGCCAGTAGTTGTTTCCGTGGTTACAACAATGGTGCCATCCGAAGCAAACTTAACAGGATCGCCAAAACCGATGCTAGAAGCACCAGATGCAATGCGACGCTGACGGGTAGCTCCGGCAAACACCTGACCACCGATCAAATTGATCGGCTTCAAGCCATAAGGCTTGCTAACAGTCGGGTAAGCCATTTGGAATTACTCCTTGGATTGTGAATTACCGCGTCCGAATGTCACCGACGATTTACGCTCTGAAAACAGAGGCATACGTGGATCGTTCTCGCGCATGAAGTTGCTATCAACAGAACGCATTTGAGCTTCAGCTTGTGCTTGATAGTAAGCATTACGCTGCTCAACAAATTCTGTCGGGGTTTTACAAAGCATCAGTCCACCAACAACAATGTTGTCTTTGAAACGCTGATTATCATTTTCTAAATAACCAGAAATTTCAGGATGATCTTCTGCTCTAACAGGTTCCCAACCTTCGCGTAGTTTGGTTGACACATTACGGGGGTCGTTCTGACCCATCATGGACACACGAATCCAACGATATTTATACCCAGGTTCAGGTGCAGGGTCGGGCAGTAACGTGGGAGGTGCCCAGCTACGAGGACGCTCAACAGTTTCACGGGTATCTAATTCGCGGTTTACGCGGCTCACAAGTGATTTATTTTCAGCCATTTTGTGTCATTCCTTCCGCTACTTTCTTAGCGTACAGTTCGAGAGGGATCTTCAACTTCTTAGCAAGTGCAACCTGCGTTTGTGTCAGCGTGATTTTGGTAGGTGCAACGCTTCGACTTGCGGGGGCTACAACATTACTGCTCGTCCGTTTTGGTTTCTCCTCTGCTTTGCCCTGTCCATCAGGAAAGCTTTCGGGGAACTTACTACGTACGGTCTTATTGATCCTTTCGTAATATTCGTCCGAACTAGGATCAAAGCCTTCTTCGACCAACTGTTCATGCAGCCCCAGAGTGAAGGCAGTCATAAGTCGGTTAGGTCCAAACCACTGATTTTGCTTTCGCCACGCAAGTGCTTTGGGGTCCGGCTTATTATCTGAAGCGGATTCAGGTTGCATATTTACAGGAATTTGTGTTTCCTGTAAAGGGGGCGCTCTAAAGTTCTCAACTTTATCCAAACGAAGTTTGGCTTGGGTTAATTCTTCTTGAGCCGTAACGATTTGATCGGCATCGCCTGCATCATATGCAGCTTTATATTTAGCTCGTGCTTGAGCTAATGCAAACTCAGCATTTTGTTTAGCAGTGCCAACTAAAAGCGTTGTATGGTCGCCAAGGTTTTTCTTAAGCGCCTTATTCTCTTCAACAATCTGTTGAGCAAACCTTAAAGCTTCTTCACGTTCGCGCAAAGCAGCTTCTTTAGCTCGTCGCTCATCGTGGTATCCATGCGACAACTTCTTAATACGTTTCTGCACACCCTCGTCGTATTTAGAAAGTTCATCGTCAGTTACTTCATTAACAGGCTCTTCAAGCGGTTTGCGCCCTTTGTCAGGTTCTGGCGTGTCGTCTACCACTTCAATTTCAAACTCGACACCAGCATCTGCTTTGTTCTCAGGTTCTTTCTCGTCGGGAAACTTAAACTCAGTTTTTTCCATAATTTACCTCACGCACGTTGAATACCACGGGGGTCTTCGACCACCGCTTCAACGGAATCATCATTAATAATCCGAAACTCACGATCATGGATCTTAAGTCTGGTGCCTGTATTTGCACGGGTAATAATGAAATCTCCCGGCTTACACCACGGTCCAGTAGGAAAGCGGTTTTGATCCGCATAAGCCATATCACCTAGTGATACAACAAAGAGCACATTACTCAGCAACTCTTCATACTTAACCGTACTATCGGCTTTAATAATCCCGCTATCAAACTTATTCTCGATATTGGGTAAAGTGCAGAGGATCTTATACCCTTTAACCTGCGGCACTTGTCTAGCTTTTTCCTGCGCTTCTTCGATGACAGCTTGAGCTGTTTCAGTCATTTTCAAATTCCTCATACCGTTGCACAAGGTCTTGGACCTCCATCCTTGCACGGCGCAGACCTTGGATAACGCCGCACAAATACTTATATTCAGCAAAGTCTTTGCAGCTTGCGTCACTCATTGCTGCTGCGGTTTCTTTTTCTCGTTCATTCAACTTATTAAATAAATGATCAAGCATCATCCGTTCATGCGCCATTAACCACCTCGTTTCATCACAGATTTAAGAATGTCAGCTTGGATCTTCTTGTCGTCACGCTTGTCTTGGCTTTGCAGTCGAATGTTTTCTTTCTGCGCCTCAAGAGCGATCCGTTCACGCTCGTTCTGTAGTCGGCCTTGGGCAAGCGCAACATCCGCTTGATCTTTAGCAGCCTTGCGTTGCTGCTCCATACCTTTGATCTGAAGCTCTTGCTGCTGCATCTGAACCAAGGGATCTTGAGCCATAGCCTGAGCTTGTTGTTGAGCAGCTTGTGATTGATGAATCTGTAAGACCTGTTGGGCTGCTTCTGCTACGTACTTAGCCATAGCGAGTTCTTCAGCTTCAGAAACCTGTTGTTCAGGTCCAGGCAACGGTAGACCAATACGCTGTTCAATCTCTTGTCTGTATCTAAACCCTAAGTGCTCGGCAACGTGAGCCATCATCGCAGCTTGCATCTGCTGCGCCATCGGGTTTTGCCCAATAGTTTGCATGATGCTTGGGTCTTGCAAGAAGGTCATATGCGTTGTGATGTGAGCCTGATGATCCTGATAGATAAACGCCTTGAGTGGCTTACCTTTAAGCACGTTCATATTCTCAGTTACAGGATCAACTGGCTTCTGATCGTCTGGCAACGGCACAAGTTTGTCAGCGTTGGGGATACCAAGCACATCAAGCATCTGCCTATGGAGCCGTGGCAAGTCATACAACTGAGGAGCACCTTGAGCAAGCTGAAGTGCAGCTTGATACTGCACAACCCGTTGAGCCATCGTCGAGGCGTTGGGGTCACTTACAGGAATAACTTCTACGATGTCGTAGTCCTCAGCCTTTACCTGCGGTGTACCATCTTGCGGGATGTAGCTATAGTCTGGGCTGGTGTATTCCCTGATAATTTCTTTAAGCAGCTTGAACTCTTCCTTCATCGCCGCATGGATGCGAGCCTGAACAGCACCCATTGTTTTTAGTTGTCTTTCGAGCAACGCGAGGGTTGTACCCACCGGAGCCTGACTCGACATATCGCTGATCTTCATATCAGCCATACCACTAAGCCTTCGCGCCTCTTCGGTGATCTGGTTTAGTAGGGCAAGCAGTACTTGACTTGGTTCTTTGTAGGGCAGCGGTAAGATATTGTCTCGGATAGCGCCACCGGGGACATCCACATCTCTCCACTCGCCCGGAGCAATTGGCGTATCGTCACCTTTAATCCGCAGTCCTCTGGACTTCAACCCACCGGGGAGGTTAGATAATGAACCTGCATCGACCAACTGACGAATCAGCATGGTGCCTGCCGTGGCGTAGCCACCAATAATATGAATCAGCCCGAAGCCATACGCCCCAAAGCCGGGGATGTACATGTAATGTATAAAGTGCTGACGCGCACGTTTCTGTGGGTCATCTTCCTTATAGTTGCGGCGTATTGCTAAGACCTTATTAGTTCCCTTGTCGATAGTGATGACATAAGGCACAGGTAGTTCTTCTTCGTACCCCGGCAAGTCATACTCAATATGCACTTCGCAGATCTGATAACGCTCGTCTTTAGTCTGCTCAATACCTTCTTTCTGAGCTTTAGCCTTCTCAATATCTGTCTGGTTAGCGTAAGGTTCGCCAATATCTACGTCACGGTAGAACCCATTAACTTGTAACCGTTTAATATCATTCTTAGTCTTACGCATCACATGCGTAAGTCGGTCTGTACGCCGGATGTTTGTCACACCATAAGGAAGGATGATGTCCTCGGCGGGTATGTAGAATGAAACTTGACGTTCAAGTGATGGGTCGTAGTAGACCTTCTTAAATGACGAACCGGCTAGCGCCACACCCCATAACGCCCGCTCATGCTCTGAGCGATACTCAGGCATCTTATCTGTAAGCTGATAGTTCATATCAGACTGAACCCGCTTAGCAGCTTCTTCAACCTCTGGGTTCCACTGACCAATAATATTTGTCTTAACTGGGCCTTGGGCAGGGAATGTCTCCATGATGGACTCGCTCTGGAAGCGAATCGCAGCCTCAGTTAATAGTGTGGAGAACACACCGCAAGCACCGTCCCAAGGCTCAGTCACCTCGTCATAACGTAACCCTAGGACATCAAGCCCTTTAACATACGTGTCAACCCAATCTTTACGAGAGTTAATATCAGACTCGACCAACTCCATGATGTCGCCAGCAATCTTTTGCAGGTCAGACTCACTCATAAACTCGGCTAGATTAGAATCAAACGCTTCTTCCTCTTCGCCTTCTTCCGGCATCAAATCAATCTCAACACCACCAATACCAATAGTCACATCTTCAGGATTTACAATCTCAATCTCGATAGGCGCTTCTTCAGCAGCAAGAGCTTCAACCCCTTCAGGGGCGCTGTATAAACTTTTATCAATAGCCATGATCTTTCCTAACCTAAGTAGTAGCCGCGTTTTTGCCCACGGAAGCCTCTAAAATACTGAAGCTCATCAGGCTCATCGCTTGGAAGACGCAAAAACCCACCGTTTCTAAAACGTGCTAATGCTAGCGTAGTTGCATCCACATAGTCATCATGCTCTCCCGCAGGGAAAGCTGCAATCTCATCAATTAACTCTTCCGACCATCTTGTATTAGGCACCCACACCCGCCCCGACTGAATGATGTCGGACACCGAATTAAGTCTTGTTATCTTGTCGTTGCCTTTACTGGGGGTGAACTCAGCCACCGGCACACCCATCCGACGCAGTTCTTGATAAAGAGATATACCTGATACCTTCTTTTCTACAATCAGTGCATCAGGTTCATACTCTTTATATAACTCAAGCACTCGCTTTTTGAGTTCAAAGAACTCCAACCGCGCTTTCCACGCGTCTAGCAAGATGATGTTGGTCTCGCCTTCTTCCGTTGTCCATACACCCCACGTAGTAGACGCAGAATAGTCCGAGCGATTAGTCGTTTCGTACGCCGTATCCCACGACTGAATGATGAAGTCACACCTTGGAGGTTCATCTTTTTCCCATACCTTCCACCATTCGCGCTTGACGATGGCACCTTCTTCAGAAGTCGGCTGTTGCTGGTACTGAGCCTGCCATTTGCTGTTAGGAAGCTCCTCTTTTAGGGCAGAAAGCTCATCTAACGACCAAAATTCAGGCCAAAGTGGGTTACCAGAGGGCAAAATAGCAGGAAATTCGATCACTTCCCACTCATCACCCCCTCTTTGGAGTGCATTTTTAACAACTTGACCCGTTAAATCACGTAAACCCCAGCGAGTCATCACAATCACGATGGCTCCCCCCGGCTGGAGACGCTGCCGAGGCCCGGATGTGTACCACTCGTACACCTTATCGTAAATTTCTGGGTTAGTTGCAGCTAATGCAGCCTCTTGTTCTGAGTGCGGGTCGTCAATAATTAGCAAATCCGCACCCTTACCTGTCACCGCACCGCCTACGCCAATAGCAAAATACTCACCACCTTTGTTTGTATTCCATCTACCGGCAGCTTTTGAGTCCGCTTGCAGTGATACGCCAGGAAAAATCGTCGAATAAACATCAGAATCCACAAGGTTTCGCACTTTTCGACCAAACCCAACCGACAATTCTGCTGTATGAGCTGTCTGAATTACTTTTTTATTAGGAAACTTTCCCAGGAACCAAGAAGGAAGTAAGTATGAGGCGAACTCGCTTTTGGTGTGGCGGGGCGGCATGTTGATTATTAACCGTTTACAGTCCCCCCTAGCGACTCTTTCAAAAGCCGCAGCCATTCGCACATGATGTCTACCATCCACAAATGTAGGCCAAACCTTTTTTACAAACTTAATAAACCGTTCCCTACATACTTCCTGATCTTTTAACTGCTCCAGTTTTTGCAGTCGTATATTTAAATCACGTAAATCACTTTCTGGTAATCCAGAAATATTCTTTAATAATGCAGATAAACTAGCTGCATTGGTTTGTTGCGATGCAACATTAGTATTCATTCTAATTCTTCTAGTGACGCTGATATGGGCGCAGGTTCTGCTATACCAAGTTCTTCGTCTAAATCAGTCGCAGGTATTACCTCTACGTCAGTAGCACCATTTGTTAATAAGCGTTTAATACGTTCCTTAATCTCTGCTTCTAGGTCAGCAGAATTTTTATGGGTAATCGTAATCTCACTACGCTCAGTAAATACACCAATATCGCTGTGTTTACCTAAAAGCTCTAAAGCTTTTATCTCAATTTTAGTATCTCCGCAGGTTGCAAGCTCTACGAGTTTGGCAGTAATAAACTGCCGCGCCTGAACAACATCGGCAAATACTGGGGAGTCATACTTAGCAATAATGGTTCGCAGGGTTGCAGCAACGCCACCCTTCATTAAATCTTTCTTTACCCGTCGCGCTGGTAGTACCTTGCCAGCTTGCTTGAATAACTCTTCAGCTTTAGCTTGGTCGTTGGGGTCCATCTCTAGTGGCATTCCCAACTCGTGAAGAAGCAGCGCCGTGTCCCCCGCAACAATCATTTTCTCTTTTATATGTTCGGGAACCTCTGCGGAGAGGTCGAAGGGTATGGGCTTGTCTATGGTGGGTTCTACTTTAATCACGGGAATAAGGGCACCGAGATTGAGATGGCTGAATGTATATGTAATTAATATTTTTTGCAAGGGGAGGTTGGGACTCCCTACCGGGGGGTGTTTCTATATAGAAGCCCTTT